CCCGAATACCGTCCAGCATTCTTTTTACCAGCTTCTGCTCGTGTTCGTGAACCTCCTGCTGATGTTCCGTCAGCCAGCCGACGGATGCGTGCAATCCAAAAATACCCGGCAGGTTCATGGTTCCGCTTTCGAAACGGTCCGGCAGTTCCTCCGGCATCTCCGCCATATCGGAATGGCTTCCGGTTCCTCCGGAAATAACCGGGGTTAACTCTCCGGTAATCGCCGGGTTAAGGAGAAGGGCCCCGACGCCCTGAGGCCCCAGCATGGATTTGTGTCCCGGCAGGCTGAGACCGTCGATGTGGCAGGCTTTCATGTCAATCGGCACGTTTCCTGCAGTCTGGGCGGCATCTACGAAGAAAAGAACGTTCTTCTCGTGACAGCGCTGTCCCACCTCCCGGATAGGCATCAACGTGCCGCTGACGTTGGATGCGTGAACCATTACCACTGCCCGAACGGACTCATCAATCATGGCCAGGGCTTCTTCTAGTTTCAATTCTCCCCGCTCATTGCATGGCATATAGTCTACTTCAATCAGGCCTTCCTGCTCCAGCTGATATGCCGGGCGGTACACGGCGTTGTGTTCCATGCCGGAAATCAGAATCTTATCGCCTTTCCGGGCAAGTCCCTTAATCAGGAAATTCAGGGAATAGGTGTTGCCCGGCGTGAAAATCGTGTACCGGGAACCGTAACCGTTCATCATTTCGCTGATCATCTCTCGGGTTTCCAGCACAACACCGGCAGCGGAGTAGGCCTTAGCGTATCCGCCGCGGTTGATATTGCTGCCAACATTTTTTATATAATCGTATACTGCATCTCCCACAACATCCGGCTTCGGATAAGATGTGGCACCATTATCCAGATAAATCATAGTGTCCTCCTTCGCATAACATACCAAAATACATACTATATTAATAGGAAATAAAAGTCAAACATGATACTTCCTCAAAGATAGCTTACTCGGAAAAAAATGATAGAACAAATTTGTTTTTTCTATTGCGTTATAGCTCTAATAATGATAAAATCTGTAGCTGTGTTACGGGAGTAGATAGGTGCTGGTGTGCCTTACGGTCTTCAAAACCGCTATGTGGCGTTAGGAGCGTCATGGGTGGGTTCGATTCCCACGTACTCCCGCCAATAAATCCTTGATATTGTTGAGATACAAGGGAATTGAAAGGTTGAGATGTGCCACGTGTGTGCCATAATGTGCCGGTGTGTCAATTCTCAGCCTTTCGACAGTTCGTCATCATGGTTCCCAGTGCTAATGATATTTCATCTTTATCCGATTGGTTTTCAAATAGGTGGGTATAGATGGACAGCGTCGTGGAGACATTGGCGTGGCCCATTCGCTTGGAAACCGTGGCGGGGTCTATCCCCATAGAAATACATATGGATGCATAAGTGTGACGTAATGCATGGAGTGTAATCGGCTGCAGTCCGATGGACTCCATGTATTTTTTTAATTCTCTCACCGGTTTGTGCGTGTGGTAGGGCGTGCCGTCCGGATTCTTGATGAGGTACGGATTGTCGTCCCAGAGACCACCACCGAGAGCAAGCTTGCGCTCGATGTGGTACCTTTTCAGCGCCTTAATATCTTTCACGACCGGATCGGGCAGAATGCATAGACGTTCCCCGGATTCCGTCTTCGTGTCCTTGATGAAGTCCTCGCCCAATCTCGTGTACCGGGTCCGCTGCACGTAGAACCTGCCGTCATCTTGAATATCATCCTCATGCAGCCCCATTATTTCCCCTCGGCGAAGAGAACCGAATAAAGCAAGCTCGAAACAGACCCTGGTATCGATATCCACCTTGTCCAAGTTGGCACAGAATCGTGCAAAATCATCTTGTGACAGGATCTCGATTTCTTTTTTTCGATTCTTCGGCATAAAGACATCGTGGCACGGAGAGCTTCGAAGCAGCTCCCAGGATGTCGCTATGGAGCAGCACATTCTCAGAATGGAATATGTATCGACCACCGTTTTCGGTGAGAGCGTTTCCGACAGGTCGTTCACCCACTTCTGCAGCGCCCGGGGCGTCAGCTTGTTCAGGTCCAGTGATCCGATTGACTTGTCAATTCTCTTCTTTGCGGCATTGTAGCCGTAAACCGTATTGGGGGACTTATTGGCGATTATCTGCGGCCACACCTCATTGCACATATCCGACACGGTTTTGCATTCGGATATGTTGTTGATAGAATCCGTCCATGCATTAATCTTAGCCTGCAGCTCTCGCTTCGTCTTAGCTTGAATGACCTTCGATTTCCGCCGACGCTTCCCGGTATAGTCCGGATCCAGGTCTACCCATACACGGTACTTATTCTTTTCCAGTTCCTTGATATGCATGGCAGCACCTCCTTGCAATAGTTCAACTTTCCAACTCAAAAACTAGTTAAGCCCTAGACCTCAACCGCACCCGAATCAATGGGCCGTCTACTATCTAGGGCTTGTTAACTTTACATGTATAGTAACACCATAGATAGCTTTAATGCAATTACTTTTATTAATGCAATAATTAAAGATTGCTTTAAATAGAAATGATAAAATAACATGTAATTAAAATAAGTGCATATATTTTTTAATTGTAGTTAAACCATTTTGCGTACATCCGCAAAATGGTTTTATTTTGAATACTCCATTTCCACCACCATGCGCAGCAGTGTCAGAACATATTCCGGTGGCTTCCGGGTACCGTATTCCCAGTTCTGATAGGTGCGAAGCGGAATGTTATACTTCTTTGCAAAGTCTGTCTGATTGAGTCCTGTGAGCTCTCTGATTTCTTTAATGTCCATTGTATTCCTCCATTCATGATGTTATAATCAGATACGGCGGGGGAGTTCCCACTCCCCCGGATTGTTTAGAGCTTATCAGTGAGCTCAAGGATGGCCTCAACGAGCATTCGCAGTGTCGCGTTGAGGTCTTTTAATGTTCTGATTAAATCCTTCATGAACTTTTCCTCCTTTCTCTTGACTACAATAATAGTATACACCCAATGAGTGCAAATGTCAAGCAAATTAGAGAAAAAAGTTCAAAAATAATGAAATTTATTTTTTCATATTATCAACCATCTGATTAAGCAGTTCAATCTGAGAATCATCGAGATCGGAAAGCTTGGAAATTAATTCAGCTCGTGGTCCAGATGCATTTTGCTCTTGTTCTTCTTCAGACCACCCCATTATTACTGCTGGTGATATTCTGAGAACCTCTGCCAGTTTTGCGATTTTGTCTCTTTTCATATTAGCAATATCCCCACTTTCCCACCGTGAAACGGTGCCTTCACTAACGCCAACGGCATCAGCAACTTCACGAAGCGTCAGCCTAAGCTCAAGCCGCTTCGCTTTAATAATCTCGTTTGTTGTCATAAAAGTACCTCAGCTCTATACATTTCCATATCTATATCTATAGCCCTACAACTTGATTATAATTATAAATTGCACAAATGCAAGAAATTTTGCATACACGCTTGACAAGCTCAATGGAGTAAGTTATTATTAGCTTGCGGAAACGCAAGAAAGGAGATGCAGATGTATAATGACAAGAAGCTCCGGATAGCCATGATTGAAAAGGGATATTCTGTTAAGGCCCTTGCAAAAGCCATAGAAATCAACGAAAGCACATTGTACCGAAAAATTAATGGCGAATCAGAATTTACGTTGGCGGAAATGCAGAGGATATGCAGGATTCTATCTATTAACGGAGCAGGAATTTTTTTTGACCCAGAACTTGCGTAAATGCAAGATAACAAAAAAACGAAAGGAGAAAACCATGAAACCGGAAAACACAACCACAATCCTGACGGTGAAGGAAGCGGCGGAGCGCTGGAAAATCTCATACGGCAGTCTCGTCCGCATGATTCACGCGAATGAGATTCCATTCATCCAGATCGGAAAGAGATCCTACCGGCTCCGGGAAGAAGACTTCATTCAGGCAATGACTGCCGCCCGGCCAAAAGGACCGGTGGAGAAGCTGGCGGACATGATCCGCGATTTCCCGGCAGAGGATATCTGGGAGATGGAACGGTACGCTGAATTCTTGGCAGCAAGACGAGAGCTGCCGAAAAAGAAGAAAGCCACCACCGGACCACTGGGAACCGAACTGCCGGAAAACTGGAGAAGGGCATAGCCACGGAAACTATTAATCAAAAACAACGGAGGTACAAATGAAATTCTTGAGATTGGAAAACGGCGTACTGCTGAATGTGAACAACATTAAAGAAATCACGAAAATCGTGAATCTTAATAGCAGACATTGGGAAGGTGCTGACCGAGGGGTTACAGCCAAAATTGAGATTAATACGAATTACGGGAATCGTACGCTTTTCAATGTATACGCCTCCGCTCCCATGAAAGAAGGGGAGACGTGGGCCTATACCAGCGGAGGAGGAGAGCGCACAGTCAGAAACATTGAAGACATCCTCGACACGATGGTTGTCATGCTCGTCGACAAGATGAATGACGAGAACGAGAAAATCATCGGCATCGATACCAGATTCTTGGAAGATGCGATGCAAGCAGAGGTGAATAGAGGCTAGTTAACGCTATTAATCAGAAACAAGAGGTACAAATGATCAAAGCAAAGAAAAACAAAAAATCCGATTCGGTGAACGTCGACATGAGTGGAAAGTGCAGCGAGGTAGCGGATGAATATACTGCCGTAACGCAGGGATTCGCTAATATGTGCGTAAAAGAGTGCATTCCCGGAACGCTCGAATTAATAAAAAAAGATGCGCATAAAAATTTAGACATTGCGTTCAAATTGGCGGAAAACCATGAAGTGAGAAGAAGATGAATAAAGCTAAAACTAAAAAATGAAAAGTTAAAACTAAAAAAGTAAAGGAATATTTAACAAAGTTAAAGAAAAGGAGAATACCGAAATGATTAAGACTAAGGACGGAATGACGAAAGTAGCGGGAACTAACGACGAACTCTTGATTGATTTTGCTGGAACAGCGGAATCTTTGCTGAGAAAAACCAAAATTACAGCAGAGCAGCTTCACAAAGCAGTTAAGCTTGCAGAGATGACTGTAAAGCTGGTGGACAAAATCGGTGCTTTCTTTGAGGACGAGGTTCAGGATTACGAGGTGGCAGAGGAAGAAGACGAAGCAGAGGAAGAGGAGAAAATCATCGCGAAGAAAAACGGGGTAAAGGTAGCGACATTCGAAGCCGATGACATGGACGAAATGCTGGAGTGGCTGAAGGGTGAACTCGAGAACCTGGAGGATGAATCCGATGATTAAGCAGGAAACGATGTTATCGGACACCGCTGACGAAGTGAACCGCCTTGGGATGGAAGAAACCGAGCTGGAAAAGCTTCGGCGGGTAGAGAGAAGTATTTTTACCGAGATGGCCGCCTGCGAGCGCACGCGATCAAGCGCAATGGAAAACTACTGCCGGAAAGGCGATGAAGAATCAAAGGTGATGTATGCGTACTTCGACGGCTCATTCCACACCATCTGGAACCTGATTAAGAAGAACCATTTGGAAGTGGAATATCACGAATTCGTGAGACAGCGGCGGAGAGCTGAGAAGGAATAGGATGGCAAAAGAAAAGGTGCCGGGAGGACCGGCACCGGGGAAGGAGCGGAAGATGTCTTATAAGATGCTGTGGGAAACCATGAAGGAGGCACTGGAGTGCCGTGTGGAAGACGAGGCAGAGGATGAGTATAAGTATATCCGGCTGAGCACGCTGCTGGAGCTGATGAATGAGCAGGAAGAAGCCGCCGGAGGGAAGAAGTGGTACAACGGAGAAATCGGTTACGACATCCCCATCACCATCGTGGGAGTGATCGGGGCATTGTTGATGGGCGCCGGACTGTTCGCACTGGTGCTGCAGGTGTATGGACTGTAGGAGGGCGCGGATGAAGAACAGGGAAAAATACGCGGATAAAATTATCAAGATAGTCTTGAATGGCGAAACGTGCGATTTCATGAAGAATGTGGTGATTCCGTTATACATTGACGGACGTGAGAGCAGCGAGAACTTCTGCAGCACAAACAGTTGTGAAGGTTGCTCGAAGCTGTTCGCATTCTGGCTGGATGGGGAATATAACAAACCGCCTACAGACTGGGCCAATGTGCCGGTAGATACGCTGGTTCGGGTACGAGACAACGAAGACGACGAATGGGTACTGCGGTATTTTGATAGTTTCGAAGATGAGTTTTTTAGATCCATGTCTGGACATAACTATAGGGTGTTTGCCGATGGTGCGACGAGCGTAACGGGGAGAGACTATGTCGAACACTGGAAATACTGCGAACTGGCAGAGGACGCGGCTGAAACCGAACGAGTCAACAGATGGAGAATGAAGAATTGAGGAAACAAAAAGAAACAGAAATGGATATGGATAAGATCAATCGAAAGCTAGCATGGCAGGAAATCAAATGGTCGGCACTAGAAATACTTATTGACATCTTGCTTATGATTGTCCTGCCAGCACTTGTGTCTGTTGTAACAACAGTTGTGATGGTGTCTATCCTTTCAACGCTTCTAGGATAAGAAACGTAAGAATTGAGGTTGTAACGGATACGAGAATAGGACATAAGACACTTTGAAGCAGGAGTAATTTCATATTTTGGTGGGAAAGATATTTCCAGCGCCAACCGTAAGGTGTTACTTGGACATAATGGCCACCGGGGTGATAGATGCAAAGATTATTTTCAAGTGAAATAAGTGCCCCTTGAACTTCGGGCGGCTCAAGCGTGAATTTGAAACGTTGTTGTTCCAGGGCTTGCTGAACATGTTTCAAATCGGGCTTTTCGATTGGAACACAGAAAGTGTAATCAGCAGAAATAAAGAGAAAACTTGTTTCGCTTTTCTGAATCTCTCGGAGTCTGCGAAGTAACTTTCGGTCATTTGGATACAGAATCATGAGTGTATCTCCTTTTACAGGTATAAGTGGAAACGTATCAATATCATTTTGCCAGCATCGGCAAAATGATGCAACAATGCAAAACCATTTTCGTGAGGTCACGAAAATGGGAAAGCAAGAGGGGCACCCGGACGAACCGGAATGCCCCTCAAACGAAAAGATTAAAACCAAGATTATTATAACACAACGAACAAGGAATATGAAATGGCAAAGGGAACGAAGAAGTACATCCTGAAGAAGTGGTGCATACTGCGAAACGGAAAGACGGACCGCCATGAGACTGAATTCGACGACATACAGCAGGGCCTGCAGTGGGTAGAGATATTCCGGGACACATATGCAGATCTTCGCCGCAGAGGGATTATCCGGAACTATGGGATAGAACTAGTAGAAGCAAAGGATACGAGAAGATGAAGAAACCGAAACCGACAAGCACACCGAATCTGAACCTTGTGGCGGAAAACCCGAACTGCAGAAACTGCATCTACCGGGACAAGGGAAGCATGTTCCGGTGGTACTGCAATTATCTAGAGATGGAAGATAAACCCAGAGGGTGCGATGTGAATGGCTGCACGAAGAAGATTGAAAAGAAGAAAAAGAAGAAGGCGACCGCCGGCGGACCGGGCTGGGAACTGACGAAAGAGGAACAGCTGGCACTGAAGCGGAAAAAGAACAAGCAGTTCCACACGAGAAGAGTATTCACTCATTTCTGCAAGGATTGCGGCGCGTTCTTCCAGAGCTACGCACCGAACACGAAGTGGTGCGAGGCGTGCAAGAAGAAAAGACAACGATAATAATCAGCAGGGTATGGCAGTGGTGCCGACAACGATAACCTTTAAAAAACCTTCAACGATGTAATTGTACACACCCAAAGCCATAACCTACGTTTGAAATCACAGTATTCATGCGTCGGCATCACTGCCATGCCCTGCATCGGAGGAAACCAAAATGTCAGCAACTGTAATTGACACAGGAATAACAGCAGCTTTGTTCCGGGAAATGAAAGCTGCAACTAAAGGAAAAGGAGCCATGGAAGAAATCACATGGCTCTTAAATAAGATTAATACAGGGAATAGTGTTAGCCCGAAGGCTCTAACTACTGCGGAGTACAAAGAATTGATAAAAGTCTACCTGCATCAAAGAAAATCTCATTACAACGTTCCCTTATATCCGAATCAACGTATGAGAATTGGCCTTGGCAGATTTCTCTAACCGCGGATAAAGCGGTGTAGATAATACTATAGTCCTGTGGATCCAATGGCTGATGTGTGATGAGTTTAGAACCAGTGGAAACGCAGCGCTGATATAAATCTGGGCAGGAATCTTCAAGACCGAGTGAAGGGAGAGCCGTAATGGCACAGCTGATTACTTCAACATCATGGTCAGTAAGGGCATAAGTCCGATGCTTCATAGCGATAACCTCCTTTCATAAATAAGATGAGACATATTATAGCACACAGGAGAAACCAAAATGTACAAACTGAAAAAGCCGGAGATTATCCCGGTGGAAAAACTGCTTGGAAGCGTAGAAACGCAGAGGTGCAAGGATGACAACTTGATTACATATTCATCCGAAGCACCGGGAACCGGCTACATCGTAGACACGGAAGAATGCGATGTACTGATGATTACCGCAAGGAACGGGAATGTCCGTATCCGGATGGAAGATGTATCCGCAATCGCAGAAGAGCTGCATAACATTCTGGAAGATGCGGTGTGGTTCCATGGATGGAGAAAGGAATAGGAATGGAAGCAAAGTTCACAATCCCGGGCAGAGCAATCCCGAAAGCGAGACCACGAGTAACGCGAGCCGGGTATGCATACACCACGAGAACAACGCAGCAGTTCGAACAACTGGTTCGGATTGCATACAAAAACCAGTGTGGCAACTTCGAATTTCCGAAGGGCGCACCTTTACTGATGAACATTGAGTTCTGCTTTGAACCACCGAAGAGCTGGCCAAAGCAGAAGAGAGAAAAAGCAATCCAGCGAAAGAAGTATCCGACCGCAAGGCCGGACTTGGATAATCTCTGGAAGGCGGTGGCAGATGCACTGAATGGAATCGCCTACAACGACGACAGCCAGATTGTGGCCGTCACTTGCCGGAAAGTATATGGTGAGAAATACAGAAGCAATGTTCAAATCGCCACACTGAACTATTAAGAAGAAATTAACCGAGTGCAATTAGGCACAATTAACAATGCTATAAAGGCGGGCACAAGCTATTACTAATATTTAAGACAGATATATATGTATCACGAACCACAACAAACTGAATGGTATGGTTGCCAGAGTGCAAGTAATAAGGAATAGTATACCTCAGTAATTTCATAATTGTTTTCACAACCACAAATAATTCATTGCCCGCCTTTATATATAAAAAGAGAGCAAAGGAGAAAAACAAAATGTCAGAAATCAAATTCGAAAAGCTGGAGCATATCGCAACACTGGCAGAGACTTCCGGAGGCTACACTCTGGAAGTCAATTTGGTATCTTGGAACGATAAAGAAGCCAAGGTGGATATCAGAAGATGGGATCCACAGGGCAACCCGAAAAAGGGAATTGCCCTGAGCACCACAGAAGCACTGGAAGCTGCAGAGGCGATCCTGCAGAAGGTGAATTTCTAAAATTACCTGATGGGTAATACAGAATAAAAAGGAGAAGATGATGAAAGATTACTTCATGGGAATGATCGCCGGAATTCTTTTCGGCATGCTGCTGATAGCTATAGTAAGACATTTCTTATAATATCAGCAATGACTGTGACGGCAACGCCGGAAATAAAACCATAGAAACGATTCATCCATATATCATGCCTTTCCAGCTGATATATAGAGAATCCGGTGTGCGTGGTGACAATAAGACTGATATCGCCGTCCCACGAACGATCCACCTTAATACATCCGGAGGCTTCAAGGATAGATATCACCTGCAGGTCTTTCTTTCCTTGAATTAAGGATAAGTCGTCTCCGGACAGCGTTCCGTTCTTAGAATCCAATAAGGAAATAAACTTGTTGATTCTTCTACGAATGAATAAATTGCGCATAATATGATTCCTCCTTAGAGGAATTCTAACACGCCGGGAGACACACGGCAACGAACAATAACATGCTCCGAGGGGAGAAATGATTGCGGCCGCAGCGCCGCATTAAACCTTGATAAGAGTATTAATAATAGAACCATTAAGATAGAAAGTACTGGAGAGAAGGAAGGACCGGATGAAATTCATTAGGGAAGTATGTGTGGCCGGAGCGGTGGTAGACGTATCACTGAAATCCACACAAAAACAACTCAGTGTGAGAGCACCGAAGACGAAGCCTTCTCGAGAGGCAGTGATCAAGAATAATGACAGAATTGCATACAAGAGATTGGCCCGGACTCTGAACGCAAATTTCTATCCGGGAGACTGGCATATCACATTGACGTACAGCGGGGAGATCCCGACACAGGCAGAGGCAAAGAGGGACCTGAATAATTTTCTCCGGAGGATGAAGAGAGAATTCCGGAAGCTGGGGAAGGAAATGAAGTATGTTGTGGTGACCGAATACGAGAATCACAGAATTCATCATCACGTGGTAATGAATTATATCGATATCCAAATCATTACGAAGCAGTGGGAGAAGGGAAGAGTACGCTGCACTGCACTGGACGATAGCCGGAATTACCAGAAGTTGGCAAGCTATCTCATCAAGGAAACACAGAAGACATTCCGCAAGGCGGATAACATGACAAAGAGACGGTATCGGGCAAGCCGGAACCTGGTGCATCCGATTGTGGTAACACAGGAAGTGAAGTTATCAAAAGTGCTGTGGGAAGAGCCGAAAGCCTTCAAGGGATATGCCATCGATGAAGACTCGATTCGAAGATTCGAGAATCCGTGCACTCACATTCCGCATTTAGAATACATGATGGTTTCCACTGATCCGGTACCGAGATTGAAGAAGTGGCGGAACGGAACTGCAGTGAAGAAACAGGAAACCTATATGCGGGCAGAGGAACTGAAGCAGATGGAAATGAGTGATTACGAATCATGGGGCACATTGTAATGATGTGCAGATTTGAAGTAGACGAAAAGAGAAACCGGAGGATAATGCAGCAGGAAGAACAAGGAGAATCAATGACGGCAAAAGAATATCTGAATCAGTTCCGGAGAATGCAAGAACGCATCCGGGAAATGAATTTATCCATTCAGCGGATTGAGGACCAGCTGGACGTGAAGGGAATGAACTACGATGGAATGCCGGGAGGAGGAACAGGAACTGACCGAACGGCGGAACTGGTGAGCAAGATGTGTGACATTAAGTTGCAGAGGGAGGTTACAAAGCAAGCCGCCCAGATTCTTTGCGTGGAAATCGAAAATGTAATTGATAAGGTGAGAGATTACGACGAGAGCAGACTGCTGTATGACCGCTATGTACTGGGCAAGGATTTTGAAACAATCGCAGAGGACCTGCATGTAAGCTACAGGCAGGCAACAAGGATTCACGGCTCCGCATTGCTATCGGTGGGGAAAATCATGGAGAATTATGAAATCTGTCCTACAATGTCCTAGAATGTCCTATAGGGTGTGAATATAATGATAGCGTGGAATATTAGAGAGGGCGCATCCCGGACTTAACATCTGGGAGCGCCTTTTCCAATGGGGAAAATTTAAAAAGTACTAATAAAGTATTGACAAAGTACCTCCGTTTTGATATACTAATATCAGAAAGGAGGTAAGAGTGATGAGAAGCAAAAAGAAAAAGAACAGCAATCCGGCTGCTCGAGTAGACCGAATCACTGCTCTAATAAGTTTAATCACTTCCCTGATTAACTTAATTGTAGCACTGAAGAACGGATAATGCAAGTGAGCCGCAAGGCTCACTTCTGCAAAATCTCATCACTCAAACAGGAACATGAGAACATTAGCGATTGCACTGAGTATTGTATCTCTGATTCTGTCAAGCTATAGCTTGTATCTTTCATTCAAGAATCAGCGGAATGCAGAGGAAAGAGAGGAGGTACAGGACTAATGGCAACACACGATGAAGAGAAGCGGACGGAAAAGATTTATATGAAGATTAAACCGTCACTGAAAGCAAAGGCTCAGGAAAGAGCGGATGAAGAGGGAAGGTCATTGAGCAACTACATTGAACAGTTACTCATCAAAGACTGGAACGAACACAACGAGAAGTAAAACAAAAGAGAACCGGAAGCGTCACCGAAAGGTGGCGCTTTTTGGTACACGAATTTCAGAATGCAGGGGGGAAAGACATGGGAAAGTATCACATCACACATGATTATGACAGCTTGCTGGATGAGCTGTTGAAGCTGGAAGAAAGATTGGCATACATCAGCGAGAACGGAATCGCAGTCGGAATTGTGGCCAGCGAGGTGGCAAAGAAGAAATCCGGAGGAACATTCAGGGTACATGCAGACTGCCGGAAGGTTCCGACATACTGGAGAACGTTTGTTCCCTATGATTTCCTGATTACAATCTACGAACCGAACTGCGCGGGAATGGACATAGACCAGCTGAGAATTCTGCTCATGCATGAGCTGCTTCACATCGGTGTGAGAGAAGACGACCCGCTGAAGACTTTTGTTCGGGACCATGACCTGACAGACTTCCGCTGCATTGTCGATGAGTATGGCAGAGATTGGAGTAAGACAAGGACAGAGTAATGGCAGGCAAGAGGAACCGTAACCGTCCCGACCAGAACGGTGTGCATCGGGGAGCGTTCGAGCGGAATAAAAAGAAAATCTACGCCACGCAAACAGTATGCGGTATCTGCGGAAAGCCGGTGGACTTTAATTTAAAGTACCCCCATCCGTTAAGCCCCTGCATTGATCATATCATCCCCATAGCCAAGGGTGGCCATCCGTCCGACCTGGATAACCTGCAGCTGGCACACTGGACATGCAACCGGCAGAAGTCGGATAAGCTGGTAGCAAGAAGCGATGTGAAGGTGCAGGAAGTAATCAGCAACAGAGTTCTTCCACAGTCGATGGACTGGAGGAACTTCCGAAAGATTCAGGCAGAGGCAGAGCGGAACGAAAGTAAAGCTATATCAGATCAAAAGCAAAGCGAAAACAAAGAAAAAGCAAAACTAAAACAGAGAGTTATGCTTTAAAGAAAAATAATTTTATACCGGGGGGTGGGTAACCCCGGGGACCCCCGGCCGGAACTTCACGCCGTCACTACGAATATTTCTCGCTGAATCGGATCGGCGCGAGAACAGAAAAAATTTTTTTGGAGGAAAAGAATGAGCGACTACATGGGTATGGAATACCTTCGGAGAAAATTGAATCAGAAAAGGCAGCGGGTGAATCTCCGGTACAAATACTACGAGATGAAGAACTATGTGCGGGATTTCGGCATCAGTACGCCGCCGGAACTTCGGGGGTTCACCTCCAGTCTGGGATGGTGCGCCAAGGCGGTGGACTCTCTGGCAGATCGGGTGGTGTTCAACGAGTTCCGGAACGATCTATTGGGGATGAATTCGGTGTTCCGGATGAACAATCCGGATGTTCTGTTCCAGTCGGCGGAGTTGTCTGCAATGATTGCCGGATGCGCGTTTATCTACATTCAGCCTCCGCAGCGGAAAGGAGATAATCCGCCCATGCAGGTCGTTGACGGCGCCAACGCAACGGGAATCATTGACACGGTCACCGGCCTTCTCAAGGAGGGCTATGCGGTGCTGGAGCGGGACCAGTACGGCGTGGTGAAGACCGAGGCCTATTTCCTCCCAAATGAGACACAAATATACTATAAGGACAAATCCTACATGGATATTATCCGGCACGAGGTGGCCTATCCGCTGCTGGTGCCGGTGATTTATAGACCGGGAGCCAAAAGACCATTTGGCCACTCCCGAATCAGCAGGGCGTGCATGTCACTGATGAGCTCTGCAATACGTACGATGAAGCGCTCGGAGATTTCTGCCGAGTTCTTTTCATATCCGCAGAAATGGGTAACAGGACTTTCAGAGGATAACGAGATTGCGGATAAGTGGAGAGCCAGCATGACTACGCTGATTGCAATCACCAAGGACGAGGACGGAGACAAGCCAACCTTCGGTCAGTTCATGCAGCAGTCCATGACGCCGCACACGGATCACCTCAAGATGTTCGCATCCATGTTCGCCGGAGAGACCGGGCTTACCCTGGATGACCTAGGATTTCCTACGGCGAACCCATCCAGTGCCGATGCCATCAAGGCGGCTCACGATTCACTGAGACTGACTGCAAGAGCAGCACAGCGTTCCTTCGGTGTAGGATTCCGGAATGCGGGATTCCTGGCAGTACAACTTCGAGATCAGTCGTTGTATATGCGAGATGTTGCATGCGAAGCCATTCCATCCTGGGAGCCGATATTCGAACCGGATGCATCTATGCTCAGCGCCATCGGAGATGGAGTGTTGAAACTAAACCAGAGCGTAGAAGGCTACATCGACGAGGAAACTCTCGGAGACTTAACCGGAATTCGAAAGATGGGAGAAAGCAATGGATAATAGGCCGGAAAAACAGAATGTAATAACCGGACCACCGATAAAAAACTTCTTCATTTCCGAAGCAACGGGTAATTCGAAGACGACTGCCGAACTGCGTTCGAGAATAGGTCTGAAAGAATACATTATTCGACAATCAAATGGACACTGTTGCGATTGGTGCCAACGCTTAGTCGGAGTATATGTGTATGGAGAAGAACCACAGGATGTGTATCGAAGGCATGACAACTGCACGTGTGTTGTTCTTCACAAAAGCCAAAGAGGATATAGGGATGTACACAATAGAACCCAGGATAGGATCTACAAGACAAAACGCGAGGCAATACAGGATAACATCCGCAGAAGAGAAGAACTTGTAAATAAGAAGCATCATGATAAAATAGAAAAAAGGAGGAAAGAGGAGGATTATATAGCCGGAGAAAAGGCGGCCATAAGAAGACTTCGGAAGGTATATGATTCAGGAGAATTCAAAGATGAATTTCAAAAGGAACGTATTCGAAGAATTATATCTGGAAAATGGAGCCTGAAACAAAGAAAACAGAAATATTTGCAACATTGCGAGGACACACCTCAGTATAAAAGTGCTACGAAAGAGCGGAAAACGGAGCAGAGTTATTTGACAATTTCAGATGAAGAAGCACAAGATTTGATATTGAAGTATGCTGGAACGGGAGTGTCAAGTGATAAAATAAATGGAGAAGTTACAAGCGAATTTGTTACGGTGGGAGAAGATATCGGCTTTTATTACGAAGGTGGAAAAGAGCATCCTACAAATAGAATTCAGATAACGTATTCCAACAAAGGCGTGCATATAATCCCAGTGAAGATAAGATGAAACTAAACTTATGGGCTACTGTTGTGCAAAACGAGATTACAGCATATTTAAAAGATGGTTCAGTGTGTACAGGTTCTGCGATTGTCTGCAATGATATAGATGAGACGGAGCGAGGTGAACGGCTTCTGTACATTGAGAACGATGATGGTTTATGGTCATACTATGAAAGTGAATTCGAAAGAATAGAATACATTGATTATTCAACTGGAGAACAAGTTGTGATGGAGGCAGAAGATTCAGGAGAAGAAAATAAGGAAACAACCAACACAACAAAAGACGACGCATCACCAAAACTGAAGATGAATCTAATGAATGAATTCTGGACATCCATACTTCGGGATCCACAGCTTGAAGCATACTGGGAGAAAAAAGAAAATCTCGAGCTAACGCAAGAAGAAGGATGGGCGTACATAGACCGGTTGTCTGATTTTGCCGTAGATGCATTACAGAAAACACTCAATACAGAGACGTTACCGGATGGAATTTTGTACTGGAATATTGCACAGGCGGTGATTCCAGACTTTCTTCGTGAAGTAAGTGATATGATCTATGAGATTCAAGTGGCAACGTGGAAGAAAGAAGACTTGGAAATGGGCATCAATGCCGGATTCCAGCAAGCGCCATTCAACGAAGAAAAAATGCAGAGCATCATAAATATGATGGTGAATAACAGCATGAAGAATGCTGGTGTGGTAGATGATGAAGCGGAATAACCAGATGGGAAAGGAGACCAGCTATGAAAAGTCAAGTATAAAATAAGCGAAAATTCGTTTTTCCTTATCGGTGGCAAAAAGGGTAACTTTAATAAAGCCGCAAATTGCAATAACAAGTTGAACATTGAGCGTTGAATAGTCCTAAGCACACAGGATGGTTATCCTGGAGGAATGGTTACATTCCTCGTAGGGGTCCAATT